AGAAAGTGGAGTTTGGTTTGGTTATCAAGATGGCGACTGCTCTGACATACCTGATGATGTTATTGATATTATCGCAGAAGAGGAGATAGAAGATGAGATACTTGAAGAGGATGTGGTGGTGGATGGACTTACAGATCTGGAACTACCAGAGGAAGAAGTCATTGAGGAACTTACAGAAGAAGAAATAGCTGCAATAGAAGCAGAGATTAAAGCTGAAGAAGAACGGCTGATCCAAGAACAAATAGAAGCAGAGGAAGAAGCAGAGATATTATTAGAGTTAGAAGAATCTGTAATTGAATTAGAAAATTTATCTGAAGAAGAGATAGAAGAGTTTGTAGAAGTTATAAAAGAAATAGAAGATACTATTGAGATTATAGAAATTGTAGAGGAAATAATAGAGTTAGATATACCAGAAGATATAATATTAATAATAGAGGAGGAGATACTTGAAGAAGAAATTATTATTGATGAGACCGAACTTTTACCTGAGACTGATGAGGAAGTTTTGGATGAGCCAATACAGGAAGATGTTAAAGAAGAATTAACTGAAGAAGAAGTAGCTGTTGAAGTAGCAGAGATAGAGGAAGTTGTAGAAGTTCCTATTGTAGAAGAAGATGCAACAGAGGAAGAAGTTGCTGAAGCTATTGAGGAATATGTAGAGGAACTTGAAACAGAGGAAGTCATAGAAGTACTTGAAGAAGTTAATGATGTTGGTGTACAAGAGTTAGAGAATGTATCAGAAGAAGTCCAGGAAGTAATCCAGGCAGTAGTAGAGGAAGCTATAGAAGATGTTGAAGAACTTACACAGGAACAAGTTGAGGTTGTCGCTAATGTATTACAAGTTGAAACTGAAGATGTTGCTATCGTTGCAGAAGCGATTAAATCAGACACAGTAGTAGCAGAAGCAGTAGAGGAATATGTAGAGAGAGCTGTAGAGAACGCAGATGTAGAGAACTATACTCTTGCTGATGTTGTCACAGAGGTACAGTACGAAGCATTCCTAGAAAATCCAATAGAAACTTTTGTTGATTTAGATTTTGAAGATATAAATATAAATAGTATTGGTGATGATATGACACAAGACCAAAAAGAAAAAGCACAAGAAGTCGTAGTTCCTGTAATTTTGACTAGAATAGCTAGTATGGGTGCATTTTTATTTAGGAGAGGCTAATGTTTAAAAAATTATGGTCTTGGATAGTAGAGATAATTAAAGAAACACTAAATCTTAGTTGGACTTTAGTTGGTTTAGTTATTGCAACACTTACCTTAACAGGATCAGCACAGCAAGTTACAGGTTTAGCTACTATAATTACATTAGCTATATGGTTATTGACCATAGGATTTAGGAAGTAATGGAAGCTAAAATTAATTTAAGTCAGATACTACAAGGTGGATTAGCTGCCTTAGTAGGTTGGTTATTTAAAACAGTTAATGATTTACAACAAGAAGTTGCAACACTTAAAGCACAAGTACAAGCATATCAAGATTCAATATCTGGATTTAATCAGAACTTAGTAATTATTGAAGAAGTAATTAGAGAGATATTATTTAAGGTAGGTGGCTAATGGATTGCTGTGGCAACGGCTGTTGTGGTGGAAGATAGTGTGTATGTGCAACTACCTTTGTTGTGGTTGTAATTTACATTGTAGTAATTGGAGAGATAAATGAAATTAACAGTAGTAAGAACACAATTTGGAACAGATGCAACTAATGGAATACTTTTAGTTGATGGTTTGTTTGAGTGCTATACATTAGAAGATCAATACCAAGCAGTAAAAGTTATGCACGAAACCTGCATACCAGAGGGTACATACGAGATAAAGTTTAGAACTGTTGGTGGATTCCATACTAAATATTCAGAGAGATATGGTAAATCACACTATGGTATGTTGCATTTACAAGATGTACCTAACTTTACATACATACTTATACACGCAGGTAACACAGATGAACACACATCTGGTTGTTTAATTGTAGGAGAAACACAACAAGATTTAGATATAAGTGATGATGGATTTATAGGACATTCAGGCAAAGCATACTCAAAACTATATTCTAAAGTAGCAAAAGAGTTGTTACTTGGTAAAGAAGTAAACATAGAGTACACAACTATAACTAAGTTATTAGAAAAACCTGCATCAAATGCTTCAACAGATGATGTAGTACTAGCTAGAACAGTTATGGATAAATTAGAGGAAATTAATGGTGGTGTTATAAAGACACAAGCTATGTTGAGAGGCAGGATAATAAGATAATGTTTGATAGAATTAAGAGAGCAAGAAACCAGGATGGTACATTTAAGAAAGATGTTTGGTGGACACCTTGGTCTGATTCGTGGGAGTATAAAATGAGTGAAGAACTCAAAGATATGCTTGAAAGAACTATATGGACTTTCGTAGAAGCATTCCTTGGAGCTTTAGTTGTTGCACCTTTGATATCTGTTGATGCAAATACATTAGAGTTAGCTGCATTAGCAGGTGGTGGTGCTGCACTAGCAGTTGTCAAGACATACGCTAAAAAACAAATCACTAAGTAGATTCTGTCCTATTTCCTGTGTATAATTAGCTCAACAGAAAGGGCTAAATATGACACAGGAATTAGGTAATAATTACTACAAATCTGGTTGGCAACCATCAATAGAATTTGATGAATCAACAGGCAAAGGTGAGATAACTTATGTTGGAACTGATCCAGATTATAAAAATAAGTATGATGACATACTAAGAGGTTGGGGTTTTGACCCTAAATACTACACGATTGAGGGAAATGTTCGTGCAAGTTCTTGGAATGTACAGTTAAAGGGTGGTCAAGCGACCACTTTTTTTGCATTTAAGGGGGTTGTAAAGCGTAAGAACCCTGCATTAGATGAGTACTTTGACAAACTTCTTAAAGATTACATCAAGAAACCTAAGTTAAAAGACACAAATTATGGTGGTGATACTGCATTTGTATGGACAATGGCTGATTGGCAGTTAGGTAAAGCTGATTATGGCGTGGAAAACACCCTTAAACGCTACGAGGAAGCTCTTATTAAGGGGGTAAATCAGGTTAAGGCACTACGCAAGACAGGTACAGAGATAGATGAGATATATTTACTTGGATTAGGTGATTTGACAGAGAACTGCGACCAATCTTTTTATAGTTCTATGCCTTTTAATATAGAGTTATCGCTATCACAACAGTATCAATTAGCCAGGCGTATGATTATGCAGACTATAGATACATTTCTACCACTTGCAGATAAGATAACTGTCTGTGGTATTGGTGGTAATCACGGAGAGATGACTAGATCTGGTAAAGGACAGGTGTTATCTGATAGATTAGACAACTCTGATATGATGCACTTTGAAATAGTTAAAGAGATACTTGCACAGAATGAAAGATACGACAAAGTAAATGTCATACTTCCTACTGACTATCATCACTTGTTAGATATAAAAGGTAAAGGTGTAGCTATTACACACGGACATATGACTACAGGTGGTGCAGGTCCAGAGGGTAAGATAATGAAGTGGTGGCAAGGACAAATGTTTGGTTGGTTACCTAGTGGTGCTGCTGAAATATTAGTTACAGGACATTATCATCACCCAAGATTAATGCGACAAGGTAAGCGTACTTGGTTTCAATGCCCAAGCATAGATGCAAGTAAAGACTTTACTGCAAGAACAGGGTTGTGGAATGAACCTGGTGTGCTATGTTTTACAGTTAATAAAGATGGTTGGGATAACTACAGAATATTTTAGACTAAATCCTCAATCATATAAGCTATACAACCTACACATCTACCATCAAAATTTAATGTTGTTTGTGGTGGTTCGCCACACTCTACACAATTCATTCTTCTTCTTCTACTGTTGTAAGTACCTGTACATTAGGTAGTATTGCTAGTAATTGTAGTTGTCCATTAGATAACATAATGCTTTTACCCATAAACAATGGCTGATCCTTGTCATCTTTTCTTCCTAACAACTCTGCTATTAACATTCCTGTTGTTGCTTTGCTTAACATTACATCAATCATTCTTTCTCCTTTTTAATTTCTAATCTTCTTAATTCTATTAACACTCTTGCTTTATCAAGTTGTGTTTCATAATTTATATGATTTACAATTTGTTTTAAATTGTCCATTGTATTCATTCGTGTACCTTGGCATTTCCTTCATACAAAAATCCTACTACCTTTGTGATAACATTGTTATTATCAAACTCTGTTGTTTCTGGCATAGGTTGTTCTGTCCATTGAAAATTATAATTTTTACAAACTAAATTATGTATATTCCAAGTCATAATCTTTCCATTGTATTCAGTAAGATAAATAAATTTCTTTGTTTTTTCTACAGACTTTACAATATTACTTTCAAACTTTTTCTTTTCTATAATCCAGCTTCTATATTCTTTATCTCTTGATTTTATCTCTACAATGTAGTTATCACTTTCTGCATCAAAAGAACTGTACTGATCCTCAACTTCTACCAAGTCAAGACCAGGATATATTGCATTAAGTTTATTTACTATCTCTGTCTGTGTCATTCTTCTTCCTGCACTTCCTCAACAACTAAATCAAAATCAATATGTAAAGGTTTTTCTACTTCAACATCTTGAAAACAACCTGCACTATCAACAATAATTTTTATTTTTATCATTCTTCTTCCCCAAACATTTCTATCCAACATTTAGGATGTGTGCCTGTAATCATTTGTTCTCTGTAATCTTTGTCTAAAGACTTAACTGCATCTTGTATGTGCATACCTTGATTGAGATAAAACATTTCCTGTGTAAATATCTCTACTTGACCTGTTTGCTTACAATGAAAACAAGGTTTTGTTTCAATAACATACTTATCTCCATTATTAAAGTCGTATATCTTATCTATTACTTTCATCAACTCTCCCTATTGTTAACCTACATTATATTTATGACAAAGCATTCTTTAGCTTGTCGATCATAGCACTTGCATTACCCTTAGTAGCTTCGCCACTATTAAGATATTGCTTTGCTTCTGCACCTAGTTCATCAAGTCCTGCATCAATAGCTTGTGTAATTAAACTATTAATAAAGTTTTTTTGTCCATCACTAATTGCATCTTCC